GGTGGTTCATAGTTATCCTCCCATGCTTTGGTTGCTCTGCGCACAAACTTTTCCTTGTCGAAGTCAGGGTTGTGCAGTTCGAAGATGTCAGCCCACACAAGAATCTGTGTAGGCCATGAAGCGGATGCGCCCATTGCGGTAGCGACTTCATCATTAATCAACATCTCCTACCCTCCATGTCAGTGCTGCATAACCTGCAATATCTACAAGGCTATCCTCTGTTGGTTGCTTGGTTGATCGTGCGACCTTTAGCAGAATCATCATCATGCCCACCTGTTCGGGGGTGATTGGTTTGCCAAGGTAGCTCGACCACATGGTGGCAATGGTGGCGAAGCTATTGCTAGCCTCGCCGTAGTCCCGTTGCCTTTCGCCGTTGATAATTTTATCAGCGGACTCAAGGATGTGACTGTTCATACTTCCTCCCATACCTTCGACTGCATTGCGCGCGCCACCATGTCTTCACGGTTGCGGCGTGTGACTTCGGGGTTCTTGGCTGACTCAGTGTGGCTGGCCCAGTAAGTCATGGCGTTGTAAAGCGCCCACTTGTTCCGACCTAGCTGACTGACCTCATTGCTCCAGATACTAAGAAGGTTCTCAAGCTGGCGCTCGTTGGTCTTGCTGTGGTTGGCTTGGCGTGAGTATTGCTTTGCCAATGTCTTCTTGAAGAACTGTTCAGCGTGACCAGTCTCAATGCGGTGCGCTCGCCAGTGGCTCCACATGTCAGGCGACTGCATGAAGGCATCCAAGCCCAAGGCAATCTTGCTTGCCGTGCCTTCAACGCTGATCTGCTGCGTGTGCCGCAGCTTGGTGCGTGTCACTGCGTCAGGTGTGGTGCAGCCATTGAGACACCAGAGTCGCAAGCCCTCAGCGTTAGCTTGAAAGGACCACGATCCATCGTAGCTGTTGAAGAATGAGACACGGAACTTAACGTAGTCTCCAACGTCAGGCTGCACGGTCAGGTCATTGAAGAGAACTTCACCGCGCAGCTTGCGCCCACCTTCTGTGACATAGAACTTTGTCTCGTAGTCACGGCTGAGGTTGGCGTCATCGACTGCATCCATAACCTTAGATACAATCTCTTCGTTGCTCACTAGCTTGTAGCGCGAGCCATGCACACCAAGCACATTGCCTGTGTCAGTGCGACGAATGCACGAGGTGCCTTCGATTTCTTGTCCGTCTTGATTGAAGACGGGCTGCATCTCAACAGGGAATGCCCACTGGTCTGCGTCTTGTGTCATGATGTCAAACATTATCTATACTCCTTCTTGTCACCACGTTGTTCGTTGTCGTGGTATCCTTTGCGGTATTCGATTCTCTCTTCGAGCGTCAGGTCAGTGACCCTGCCTGCGCCAGAGACTTTCTTGTGAGGGGTGAAGGGTCGGCCATAGTAACTGTCCGACTCTCCCCTGTCGTATGGACTGTTGTGTCCTCTATCCATGCTGCCTCCCTAGCTGCCAAAGATAATCAGGATGGCGTATGGCACACCGAAGATTGCCATGACGCCGATGATGTCACCGATGATTCTCAATCTGCATACTCCACTGCGGGGTTGGCGATAGTCAGCCTGCCTTCACTGAACAGAGTGAGGGTAACCTCGTTGCCTTTGCTGTCTGTGGCTACGATGTCGGTGGTATAGAAGTGACGATCACCCATGTTGTGACGTGTGCATTTGGTTTGCACGTCCACAATTTTGTGCGCTCGTATGTCCATTGTGATTCTCCTTCTTTCTTTGTCTAGCAAACATATACTTGCTGCCTATATGCTACAAGTAAAATGTTTTCTGAATTGATCTGAGGTTTGGATTGGGCTGCGAATTTTCGCAGGCACTTTAGATTCCCTCTCCACCCCTCGCTTGTTGCGCATTGTGTTGGGTCTTGCCTTCTCCCGGTCCGGGCCGGTGCGTCGGCAGCTAACCGGGAGAAGATAGAGCGACCTCCGAAGAGGCCGCTCCGTCTGTGTCTTAGCCCACGAGGCGGGCTGCGCGTTGGTCGCGGCTGAGTCCATCGGACTTGTGTGTCCGCTTGGGCTTGACGGTGAAGTCTTTCCCGGTGGGCTTCTTGAAGACGGTGACATTGGCGTCGTGTTCAACGTTCAGCAATGTCAGGTCGGCTTCGACTTGTTCGAGGCGGTCGAGGATTCGGTCGAGCTTAACGTCAACCACTTCGGTGCCTGCGCTCTCAGCTTCGAGGGACTTGTATTCACCGCGCAAGTCTGCGGCTTGGCTTTCCAAGTAGCGGATTCGTCCTGATGTTGCGTAGCAGTTCATGTATGCTAGATTATTCTGGTCCCACTCAGTGGGTTCGTGAAACGCGATTGCTGCCAGCTTCATCTCAACGAGTTGTGCGATCTTCTTGGTCATATCTTAGTTCCTTCTGATGTGGCGAGGACCATCCCCGCCATGTCAGACCAATGGAGCGCGCGGTGACGACGCCCTTTAGGGCGGCGCTTGCAGTTCGCAATAACAATCCCCACTCAGGCACGGCCCGACAATCTCGACCAAGCACACAAGAGCGCATAGCTCTGGTAAGCAGAGAGGATTGTTGTTGCGAACTGTCACCGCGTGAACCATGCCAGTCTGACGGCGGGGATGGGCCTGACACGTCAGGGAACGGACAAGAGTAGACCAATCGCATAACTCGCCGGGATGCAGCGAGACTCTCGTTTCACGCACCCATTGAGTGCTTCATTTATCATCTTCATTTATCCCTGCTTCTCGGCATCTGGCTTCTGCTGGGGAAGGAAGTCGGCATCACTCAAGGGTGATTCGTTCCTAGGGAATCAGGGCCATGTTCGAAAAGTGTAAGCCGAGGGTAGAAATAAGCCCTCTAACCCTACGTCCGATGTTGGGTAAGTGTATTGACCGACCCTCACCTAGGGTGGATAAGAGGGGGGTAAGGGGGGTGTTCATGACAAACCTTGTGGAACGTAAGTTAACCAAGAAACAGCAGGCTCTCGTAGATGTCCTCTTAGCGGAGGGCGGCACGATCAAGGCAGCCGCAGAGAAGGCAGGGTATGCTGTTGGCGAAAGCGGACAGGTCTCAGCCAGCCGAACGTTGAAGCTACCCCATGTGCAGAGGTATATGCAGCAGGCAGTGCAAGAACGGTTGGGGCTGAATGCGTTGGTCGCTGTTCAGCGTGTGGCTCACCTAGCGAATGACGCTCGAAGCGAGTATGTTCAGTTGCAAGCGGCACAGGATATATTGGATCGGGCTGGATATAAGCCGATAGACAGAAGCCAAGTTCAGATCGCTGGTGACATCAAGGTGAGCATAGACCTGAGTTAGGCTTACACATATCGAACATGCTCTTCTCCGCAGAAAAAATCCCCCCAGAGACGTAAGGGGGGAGGGGGGGTAGGGGGAAAAGTTGGTAGTGCCCCGTTACTATAAGTCCCTCCCTCGTATTTTTTCCCAAAAAGGTCCGATGAAGAATGCAGAAGAAAACTTTGAGCAGATATGGTAAGGCTGCTGAGAAGAAGCCTGTTGGTTCACAGAGGATAGCGAGCAATGGCAAAGAGTCCGGCGTGGCAAAGAAAGGCGGGTAAGTCTAAGAGCGGTGGCTTGAATGAGGCTGGCCGCAAGAGTTACGAGCGGGAGAATCCGGGTAGTGACTTGAAGGCTCCTGTGAAGAGTGGGGACAATCCTAGACGTGCTTCCTTTCTTGCGCGGATGGGGAACATGAAGGGGCCGGAGCGAGACGAGAAGGGTCGTCCTACTCGTTTGCTGAAGTCCTTGCAGGCTTGGGGTGCTAGTTCGAAGGCTGATGCGAAGTCGAAGGCTCGTGCTATTTCCAAGCGGAACAAAGCGAAGAAGGATTGAGCTATGTGTTTTGGTGGTGGAGCGCCTGAGTATAAGAAGCCTGACTTTGGTCCGCTTCCTTCATTGCGTTCTGGAGAGGAAGAGGGTGTTCTGGATCAGACTCCGAAGTATTCGGATCGTCGGACTGGGATGCAGGCCCGCAGTTTCTTTACTCGGACTTCGATGAATGGCTGAGTCTCGTGTGAATGAGGCTGGTAACTATACCAAGCCGGGGATGCGGAAGAGCTTGTTCAAGCGGATTAAGGCTGGTGGCAAGGGTGGTAGTCCCGGTCAGTGGTCGGCGCGCAAGGCTCAGATGTTGGCGAAGGAATACAAGGCCAAGGGTGGCGGGTATAAGTCATGAAGGAATCGCAGAAGTCTTTGCGTCGATGGACTGCGCAGAAGTGGCGCACCAAGAGTGGAAAGCCTTCTACTCAGGGCAGTGAGGCTACTGGTGAGCGGTATCTTCCTGAGAAGGCGATCAAGAGTCTGAGTGACTCTGAGTATCGTCGGACGACTGCGGCAAAGCGGGCTGCTGCCAAGAAGGGCAAACAGTTTGCCAAGCAGCCGAA